GACGTTGCATCGGGCGAAGGGGTTGCCCTTGCCGGGGACGACTGCGAGGTTCGGGTTGAAGTGTCCGAACAGGTCACCGCCAACGACGAGATTCTCCCCGACGGACTCGGCACCTTCGAGACGGTCGCAACGTCCGGGGCAAGCGCGGGCGTGGCAATCGTCCAGAAGGGCGCTGCCAGCGGGGAAGTGTGTGAGGCATACATCTTTGCCGTCCAGGGGGCGACAGCATGACTACGCCACTTGACGCGCGGCGGCTACTCAGTCAGCACGCACAGGGCGGTAACTGGCGGCTGAAGGGCCTCCTACTCGCGGGCATGGAAGAGGGCGCGTCCCGCGAGGACTACGCCCGTGCATGGCCGTCCAGCAAGGACAGTTCCAGCTACCGTATCCTCTCGCGTCACCCGAACCGTGACGCCGAAGAGGAAAAACAGCGGAGCGTGGTTGCCGAACAGGGCACGGAACGCCACCGTATCCTGTCGGACTACGCCGGTAGCAACGACGCCAACAGCAAGACGCTCGCGGCCGCCAAGCCCGAAGAGCTTGACGGTGGCAAGGCGCTCGGCGCTCCGCTTGACGACAGTATCAAGCGTATGCTCTTCGCTTCGTCAACGAACGAAGAGGTTGACGTGCTCTTCCGTGAGCAACTTCTCGAAACGGTCATGGAAGGCTCGCGCCGTCGCCAGATTGCCCGTGACGTGTCCAACGTCATCAACGCGGACACTCGCAAGGGCGACGTGCCGATTGCCGAGGACGACCGGAGCGGCCGCCGGACGGCCGAAGGTGCGGAAATCCGTGACGACGGCGAGCAGTACACCACGATTGAGTGGGACACCACGAAGGTTAGCGCCGGCTCGCGTGTCACGGAGGAAATGGTTGACCACGCAATCGTTGACCTGATTGAGCGCCAGATTGCCGACGTTGGCCGCCGTGTTGAAAACTCCATCAACGAAGTGTGGCTTACGAACGCCGTGGACGACGCGGCCGCCAACGGCCAGACTGTCGAGTTCGACGACACGCTTGACGACCCCGGCTATCAGGCACTCAACAGTCTCTACGGTCAGATTGACCGTGACGACTTCCTCCCCAACACGTTCGTCACGACGCCGGGCTTCCGAACCGAAGTGTTCGGCAACGACGCGCTCCGGTTCGCCAACCGCTCCGGTAGTGACTCTATCGTTCGGGAACGGGCCTTTGACCCGCTGCTGGACATGGAGCACGTTGCCGGGTCGCTCAGTTCCTACGACTCGGACGGCCGCAACGTTGCCGGCGGCGGCTCGAACACCTGGGAGTTCACCGACGAGAACGGCGACGTTGTGAACGACGGTATCGGGTGCCTGGAACTCGACACCAACCACAACCACCTGTTCCTCTACGCGCCGAACGGACAGGACATCGAAGTCAAGGACTACGACGACCCGATCCGGGACCTGACCGGCGTGAACGCTCGGATTTTCGTCGACCAGGATTACTCGCAGGCTCGCAGTGCGGGAGTCATCGACCAGCCGTCCGCATAAGGCTGAATCCAGCGGCAGACGCTTCTTTTTTGCCGGTAACTGTGTAGGCCCGTAGGAGTAAGGGCAACCTTCTACAGACCCATAAGCCTTTGTTCAAAGCGAACATATAGCCGTGTATGCAGTTCCGACGCTCACCAGAGACACGGGCAATCGACACGGACTGGCACCGTGAAAGACAGCGGGCGCGAGAACAGGCGTATGACGGTAGCCTGTCCCTATTCTCCGACGTGGAGATAACCAAGTACAACCTCGGGACGGCACAGATTGACGGGTCGGACAATCCCCAGACGTTCACGTGGGATCGGCCGCTTGACCTGTTCGGGATTAATGGGACGGACGTGCGCAATCTGGAGGACCGCTAATCATGTCGGCCAACCCACCCACATGGTCCCGGTCACTAATCCCCGACGGTGATTCAAATAGCGATGCAGAAAACAAAGACCTCACAGCAAGCGACGTGTCTGACATTTTTGACGACGAACACGCGCTGATTAGAAAAACCGTTTCCATCGCCATCGGTCAATATGACTACGAGACGGAGGTTAACGGTAGGAGTACTAAGGTAGAGATGCTTGAGTGGCTCGCTGAAGAGTGTACCCGCTCGGGCTTGTTAACACTCAAAAACGAAGCCGAAAAACAGCGCGAGAATGATCAATGAGTTCGTTGGAGCAACAGTATGAGTATATCCCCGTTGAAGAGTTAGAACCCCACCCGCTTAATAAGCGGATTTACACGAACGAAGACATTGGCGAACTCAAAGGCAAAATCGCAGAACACGGATTTCACAGCGAACACAATCTAATTGTCACCCCAGAAAATCAGATCCTCTCAGGACACCGCCGTTGGCGAGCGGCCAAAGAATTGGAAATTGAGCAGTTGCCTGTGGTGCGTGTTGAACCGGACGGCGAGAATGATGAACTACGTCGCCTCTTACTCGCCAACCAGTACCGGGACAAGACACCGGCCGAAAAAATACGCGAAGGGAAAGCGTGGGAACAGGTTGAACGTGAAGCGGCGAAAGAGCGAAAAGAACAGGCTACTGGGCATCAGGAAAAGTTTCCTGAAGCCGAAACTGGCCAAGCCCGCGATAAAGTCGGTGAGAAAATTGGCGTGTCTGGCCGGACGTATGAACGCGGGAAAGAGGTGAAAGAAAAAGCCGACGAGGGCGACGAAGTGGCACAAGAACAATGGGAGAAATTAGAGCGTGGTGAGCAGTCTATATCTGGCGCACACCGCGAGGTGAAGAGTTCGGAAGTGAAACAGAAGCGCGGCGATTCCACCTCAAAAACGGAGGATAACGGCTCAAACGAAAAGGATTGGCGGGACGGGACGGTTTCAAAACGCCGGATTGAATATGCCGCTAATGACGGTCACTATGACGTGCGCATTGGCGACGAGACGTATGAAGTAAAGCGCCCCTTGTTGAAAGCGTTGCTCAAAGAGTCACCATAACGCGGCCATACCTCTTTACCGTTTGCACGCATATCTTGGCCCATGCCGGACCCATCCATAGACGAACTCTCAAAGAGCGATTGGGACAGTGCGACCACCCAAGAGCAAGACGATATCATAGACCAAATGGAAGACCTCTCCTCGACGGGGTGGGCACAACTCTCTCGTGGCCGTAAGAGCGAGGCTATCCGGTCGGCAATCGCAGAACGGGACACGCTGTATAGTGACCGTATGTCTCGACTCCCGACGCTTGACGGGGACGCCGAGTACTTTACGCTCGCGCTCGCCGCGCACAAGTGCGAGCTTGCCGAAGGTGGAGAGGCACAAAGCGAGTCCGGCGAAGGGGGCAGTGTGTCCTATCAGTCCGGCGGCGTAGAGGATTACCTGTCGCTCACTCGCTACGGCAAGACGGCGCTCAGATATGTGTGGGAAGACAACAGCCTGGCCGCTATCAGAACGCACTGACCCATGCTCTCCGCCGAAGTTGACGCACGGATTGACGTATCGGCCGCCGACGTACTCCAGGCCCATCGGAAGCGGGTGAAAGATGCCGCGAAACTCGGCTTCTCTGTCTCACAAGAACACGTCCCTGTTGACACGGGCACGCTGCAACAGTCGGGCTTTGCCCCGGAGTTCCGGGGCGAGGACGTGGTGTTTGGGTACACCGCTCGCCAAGCCGCCCCTATGGAGTTCGGGACAGAACCCGGCCACACGCCACCGATTGAACCCCTCAAGCGATGGGCGGAACGTATCGGGAAAGACCCCGGCTTTGGCGTTTACGTGGCCACCCAAGTCATACCGGAAAACGGCGTTCAAGCGCAACCCTACTTACGTCCCGCTGCCGAACGGATGGGGCCGTGGCTCGACAATCACGGCCTTGACCTATGACGGATTATAACAACCTATGAACGACACTGACCAAGAAGACTATGAAGCCGAGTGGGAGGACGTACCGGAGAAGGTCATACTGGCTCAAATCATGGCCGAACTGCAACAAATACGCCTCCTACTCTCTGAGGGCGACACACGGCCGTCAGACGACGCCGAGTCAGAAGACGCCTACGAGTGCGTCCGGTGTGGTGCAACGGTGCCAGCGGCCGACAGGGAGCAACACGCGCGAGGTAAGCACAAAGCGCCGCCGGACATGACCGACGTGCTGTTTTCACAAGTCGACTAGCCGAACGCCTAACCTCTCGGCTGTTCTGTCCCACGTATGATCGTCACGAACGCCGAGCACCACGTCCAAGCAATCATCGACCTGTTGGAAGCCGCCACAGATACCGAGTGGACGCCCACGACGACGCCGAACGTCCGCCGGTATTGGGACGACGCCCAAAGCGAACGCGGCCCTGGTGCGGACCAACCGGCCGTCTTGTACGTGTGGAGTCCCACGGGAACGTCACTTGAACAGTTCTCTCGGGACGCCACGGAATACGACAAGACGGACACCGTAGAGATACAGGCATGGTCGCTTGATGCCACCGAGTCGAGACAATTACAGACGGACGTGACACGGATTCTCTCGAAGTTTCTCGACGACAACAAGGACACGACGCCATATAACACAGTCCGGCCGACGGGCCAAGAGGACTTTCGAGAACAGAAGCCAGCCCGGACCACCGACCACTACGTCATGAGCGTGGAGGTTGACACCCGCGGGCTGTCTGGAACTCGGGGCACTGGTTCAACAGCGTTTGGCGTCACGTTTGATAGCGGGTTTGCCTAAGCCTTTAGCCGGTAGGGGCTGATTACCCGGTATGACATGGGACGACGAAAAAAACACGTTTGAGACGCAACCAAGAGTCCCGGCAGACGAAAAACTGACGGCCGCCGAGTGGAACGCACACGTCACGGACCAAAAGGACCACTCCGCACGTCACGAATCCGGCGGTATTGACGAGATAAGCGTAGCCGGTCTTGCTGGAGAGCTTGCGGACCCGCAAGACCCCAAGCAAGAAGCCGTAGAGGATTTCGTTGATACGCTACTGGTCGGCGGCGACAAAATCACGCTGACCTATGATGACTCGGGCGACTCGCTCACCATAGACACGTCGGCGCTGGACACTGAAGGGGTGTTTGACGCCGTTGATTCACTTTTGGTCGGCGGGGACAACACGACGCTTGTCTATGACGACGCCAACGATACGCTCACCATAGACGTTGACGCGCCAACGGAAGCCGAATTTAACGACCACTCCACACGGCATGAAAACGGTGGCGCGGACGCGATTGACGTGACTGGCCTATCGGGAGTGCTGGCCGACCCACAGACGCCACAGGCGGAAGCCGTAGAGGACATCGTAGACGGGCTACTAACGGCGGGCGATAAAGTCACGCTAGCGTATGACGACGGGGCCGGAACGCTCACCGTCGGTACTACCGCACTTGACGCCGAAGAGGTGCGGGACGAAGTGGGCGGCCTGTTGTCGGCCGGGGACAAGCTCTCGCTGACCTACGACGACGCAGGCAACCAGTTGACCATCGACACGTCGGCCCTCGACGCCGAGGAAGTCCGCGACGAGGTCGGCTCACTGCTGGCCGGAGGGAACGGCATCTCCGTCGCGGTCGACGACGCGGGCGACACGGTCACGCTGTCCATCCCAACCGACGCCGTCGGGACCGACGAGCTCGACGAAGCGATTACGCCGACGTGGACCGGCGAACACACGTTTAGCGGAGGCATCACCGGCCTGCCGACGCCGACGGCCGACAGCGACGCCGCGCGGAAGTCGTATGTGGACGCCGTAAAACAGGGCCTCGACGCCAAGGACTCAGTCGTCGCTGCGACCGACGGGAGCAACGTCGACCTTACGTCGTCGACGGACCCCAATCCCATCGACGGCGTCACGCTCGCCGACGGCGACCGCGTCCTCCTCAAAGACCAGACTGATGCCACCGAGAACGGCATCTACGTCGCGTCGACGGCGGCCGACCCGACG